GTCCGAATACTGCCGCCGAGTGCTGACGCTTCACGCATGCGGCCACTATGAAGTGGTGACGGCGCAGAAGGAAGGGAACAACAGGGACGGTGAGGGGACTTGAGGGATGACCGCCACCCAGCTTCGTCTGTCCGCCCTAGCCGTCCTTCAGCCCCTTGGCCCTCGTGTTATTGAGGGACATGCCTTCCCCGAGCCGTTCAAGAGGTCAGGGGCGTTGACTGAGGAAGAAAAGGCCGAGAGACACAGAGCCGCAGCGCGGGAGTGGAGACGGAACAATCGGGCCAGGAGAAGCACATGAATATCTGGACGAAGGTAAGCCTTATTGGTTGCGTATTCGGAGTCGTTCTCACGATCATCCTTAGCAATTGGCTCGCAGCGTTGTGGGCAATCACCGCAACCACCCTAGTCTGCTACGTCCACATGCTGGAGAACCGATGCGATGACTGACCTACAGCGCGAGAAGCACCGCGCATACCTAATCGAGGTGATCAGGCGATTTCTGCCGCAGCACCTTAAGGAGTTGTTCGATGAGTTACTTGCCTTGGGTTGAGATTTACTTCGCCGCTGGCTTAGTGCTCGCCATTGCGGGTGCCGTGCTTAGTGCTGTGGAGGACAAATAAAGCTTCGTGAAGTGGTGTGTGTTGCAGCGTGAAGAAGCAAACACGATACCCATGCAAGCAGGGTACGGGTGTACACGGCAAGACCTCTTGAATCCGGAATAGTACAGAGGGATGAACCGCCCGAAGCCGGAGTAGCGACCGGCCAACACGCACCAGCTTGACGGAGTTTGAGGAAATAAGGCAGCGAGAGCCCATAAGCAGAATGGGTGGGCTTTCTTTTAGTACGGGTTCCTCAGAGACTCGTGCCGACATATTCTGCGGCGTTCACTGGCATCGAATAGCCAGTAAGAATTGGGACTAAATGCGAACCTTCGAGGACTGCGTAGAAAGAATTCCGGAAAGCGGTTGTTGGCTTTGGCTGGCCGGTGTTAACGGAGATGGTTACGGTTTCTACCAAACCAAAAGAGCGCATCGCGTCTCTTATGAAATGTTCGTCGGCCCGATAAATGGGCTACACGTTCTACATCGTTGCGATGTGCCTTGTTGTGTCAATCCTGCTCATCTGTTCTTGGGTACTCATGCTCAAAACATGGCAGACAGGGACAGGAAGACACGCGGATTCAGAAAGCCAGGAATGGGAAAGCTGACGGCCGAACAAGTTCTGGCAATAAGAAAAATGGCTGGTTCCAACGGACAAATTGCGGCTCAATTTGGCGTCACTGATTCCAACATAGAGCATATCAAGGCAAGACGAACATGGAAGCACATTTAGCGCGGGCTTAGATTTTTCCTCGCGCGTCGTCGGGTAACAGCAGGGCGCGCGATGTAAGGCCAGAACTGTGGGATAGCCCTGAAATACTGGTGAGCGGCGGCGAAGGCAGCACCGCTCGGGCGAAAAGGCTGCCGGGTGTAAGGCTCCGCACGGCGAAGGCTTACTGAAGGCACCTAGGATGGTCTAGGTGCGACAACCGCTGGCGAAATGTCAATGGTAAAGATACCCCTAAAGGACGGTACTGAGTATGAACTACCGGAACAATTCTGGCGCGAACTCTGCGAAACGTATTACGGCGCGGAAACGGAACTCTACCGAATGCGGTTGTGGTGCCTTGCAAATCCTGACAGAAGGAAAACGCGGCGGGGTGCGAGACGGTTTGTATTCAACTGGATCAACAAAGCATGTCAGATAAAGCCGAAGCTGACAGAAAGAGCCTTGCCGCTCGTAGAGAAGCCGCGCGAACCGCTGGAGTCGCGCAAGGAACGGTTGGCGGAGTTGAAGAAGGTTCTGAAAGGTGAATGAACAAAGCCCTTGCTGAACTCTGGAACCTCTACCCAAACAGTATCACGGCAGACAAGATCGCACAGAAACCCAAAATGACTAGAGAACAAGCGTTAGGGCTGATGTCGTTGGTAAAGAAACATAAACCAGGGACGGTGAGACAGGAATTCGTAGAGGAAGCATTGGAAGTTTTGAGATTTGAGCCCAACGAATAGCGGCTCGCGTGCGGGCCGTAACCAGTAAGGAGGTAATGCGGAATGAAGGAAAACTTGCAGGAGAAGTTGGTTGAGATTCTAACTGGCATTCAAAGTGCCGTAGCCAATGGCTCTGACTTTGTGCTGACGCAGTTGCCAGAGGTCGCACAGCAATACATCGCCTTCGGGCGGGCATTTGCGTTCGTGGAGCTTGCATTTGTTCTGGTGATTTTTGCTAGCGGGCTGTACTTCTTTATCAAGCTTGGGTTGCTGTCCAAAAAAGTGGATAACTACGGTGATTGGGCAGTACAAAAGATCGTCTCAACGGCGGGCGGCGCAATTACAACCATAGTGGGTGGTCTTGCAACCATTTTTTCTCTGAAAGAACTGCTGATGGTTTGGTTCGCGCCGAAGGTTTGGCTGCTCATCGAGTTGGCACGGCTAATTAACCCGGGCAGGTAGGCGTGATGCGGCCTGAATTGCTGGCAGAGGCGAAGGAGGCGATGCGCAAACCATGCCCATGAGTTCAGCACAACGTAGTTCGAAATACTACCGCTCCAGAGGATCAAAACTCTACCGGCTGAAGGCGGATGCATGGGCTGCGCGGTTTGCTGATGTGGACGATTGGCTGAAGAGATTGTGGAGGAGGAAGTGACAGAGGTTTGTTTATTCGTAGGAGGTTGGGGATGAATTACAGGGCGGGTGATGAGGTAATTTGCATTGACGCAAGGCCCATTAAGGGCGGCAGATTCACTTTATTGAAGGTAGGCAAGTGCTACAAAGCAGTCGGCTTCTCTAGGTGTTGCAGCCAATTGGTGGGAGAAGATTTCCCGGGGGTGAACGAGTGCCCCCTATGCCGCGCCACTGACCAGAGCAATGCGTTCTATGCTTGGCGCTTCATAAAGCTCGACGGACTTAAAGAAGAGATAGTAACGGACCGCACACTGGTAACCACTTCACAATGAGGCGCATCATCCTCGCCAAGCAATCCCGCCCCTTTGCCCACCAATGCATCAACGAAGCCCCAGACGGCTGGTGTCTGACCATTGCGGAGCCTACCCGCAACCTGGATCAGAACGCGCTCTTACACGCAGTCCTATCCGACATAGCCGAGCAACTGGAATGGGCCGGGAAGAAGCGAGATATTGAGACATGGAAACGGCTGCTGGTGGCTGCCTGGATGCGCGCCACGGGGCGCAATGTGACTTTGCTACCTGCCATAGACGGGCAGGGCTTCGATGCGCTGTACGCCCGCACAAGCAAGTTGAGCAAGGCTGAGTGCGCGGAATTGATCGATTACGTGACTGCGTGGGCTGTTGATAACGAAGTTATCCTGAAGATAATGGAGGCGGCGTGACTTGGGATGAGTGGCGCGGAAGTATGGATGGTAGGCCGGCAATGTGGATCAAGCGGCTGGTGCGGGTGTTTGGTTGTTGCGTTGATCTGCATAAATTCGTTCGCGCCGATGATGCCGAGTGTTTCCATTCTCATAACGCCTACTGCCTGCGCATCATTCTATGGGGTGGTTATGTCGAGGAAGTCGAGGGTCGCGGCCTTCGGGCGTGGCGTCCTGGAATGGTGGGCATCATCAAGCCGTCATTCTCTCATCGCCTGCACGGACTACTCAAGGGACCGTCATATTCCTTGTGGCTCCGTGGTCCGATCTGCGCAGAAATAGAACTGCGCGGTTCTGGTTGGCCGGCGTAATGCCCACTCTCCTAGACACCCACCTAAAGGCCGAGAAGATCCCCTACAAAACGGAGGTCCGCTTTGCCCCACCCAGGCGCTGGCGCTTTGACTACGTGATCGGGGAAAAACTTGCGATCGAGGTAGACGGAGCCGTGTACTCGGGCGGTCGGCATGTCCGAGGAAAGGGATACGAAGGCGATCTGGAGAAGTTCAACGAGGCCGTGATCCTGGGCTATCGGGTGCTTAGATTCTCCACGGGCCAGGTTAAATCCGGCTTGGCGATTGATACGATCAAGAGGCTGATTGGAGGGGTGGGATGACGGTTCATTACATCCAGTTCGTTGAAACTTCCTTTGACCGCTTGGCTTATAGGAATAAGCACTGGTGGGATGGGCTGCGCTGGTGGCTAGTTGGCCTGCTTGGTGGAGAGAATCCCAACGTATCGGTCAAGGTTACGCGCATACCGATAGACGAAAAGGAATTCATGGCGCGGCTTTGGAAGCAAAGGCGGCATCTATTCGACCGTTTCCATCGTGAGCCAAAAACTTTGCTTATTGGTGCTGAGGATTACGAGGAAATGATGGATAGTCCGACTATACGCCAAGCGCTTAGATTTGAGGCCGAATACAACTATGGGGCGCATGAAGTCTATGGGCTTAAGGTGATGGTAATCCCGTGGATGCGTGGTGCGGTGGTGATGCCGTGAGAATGCTGAACCCGCTTCGCAATGACTACGACGAGCTGGATTACTGGGACTGGGCTTGGACATGATGAACTATTGCAAGGACTGCAAGTTTAGCCAGCTGAATCATGACCCGCGCAGCGGCGTGATTTATGAGTGCGTGAGGTATGCAGGCTCCCATGAAAGTCCAGTGTTCGGGATAAGCATTATCCCTGTGGATTGCGTTGCGGCCCGGGCAGAGACTGGTTCTTGTCGTCCGGCTGGACTCGGGTATGTTCCGCGCAGAAGGTGGTGGCGATAGATACGCCGGCCCTTGATGACCGTCTCGAATGGCACCTGCTCAATTGGCGGGACTGGATGCGTTCTGGTGAGCATGTAGCCAAATACCCTCATACCGCTGCCGGCTGTGTGGGAGGAGGGTATACCGGCGACTTTGACGACATGGTAGCGGCTGCTGATAGGCGTTGCGCCGCAATCATGGACGCCCTGATCGGAGACCTTACGCCCGGTCAGCAATGTGCGATTCACCATGTTTACTTGCGGTCTGTGTGGAGGTTCAGGGACTTGGATTCGGTGTTAGAACGCGCCAAAAGCGAGCTGAGGTTGGGGATGGCTAAGAGGGGGCTGCACTAGATATGGTGCGAAAGCCCTTGACAACCACAAGGAATTGTGGTCGAATGCAGGGGTTCGTCGGCGTTCTGCACCCTAAAGAAACGTAAAGCTCAGGCATTTGCCCTGGGCTTTTTTCATTTGTACTCAAGGAGTTATGCTAATAGATGACTCCCTTTATGGAAGGATGCCTTTGGATTGTGTTTGTTTGCGGACTCATCGCCGCCGCTGCAGCGCTCGCCCCGCAGAAACGTAAGCCCTGGAGATTGATCCGGGGCTTTTTCATTTGCCTGCTGCCGGACTGAAGTACGTTACCCGGAGAGGCAATTACTTCGCGCCCCAGCCAGGTAAAGCCGCTCACCCAACAGCCAACGCTAAACGGCATTCCCGGCTCGGGGCCGATCCAAACACCTGAAAGCGGATGCCAAGCCAAGGCCACTTGCTGCAATCTTGTGGATTGCTGGTCTGGACGCAGCGAGTAAGGGCTATCTATAACATCATGAAAGGAAACCCATGAAAGGCAAAGGACATTCCGCAACACAGCCTAAATCCGGCTGGTACAAAGGCGGGACAGCTACAACGCCTGGCAAGGCAAGCTACAGCAAGCCAAAGCCCACAACCGCTCACAGGCCCTCGGGACGTGGTAAATGAGCATTAAATCTGCGGCTATCCTGACCGTCAAAGACGCGCCGGCAATGACCAAACGTGGAAGAAGGGCTATTGCGAATTGGCTACGCAAACAAGCCGACTTCCTTGAGCATGATGGCAAAGCGCTAGCCAAGCGGTTCACTGCGCGCTATCTCTATGAGTAATCAATTCATCAAAGCCCAAGAACAAGGGCTAGAACCCGGCGACGAAGGTTATCCAAAGGCCGAGAATCAATTCACCTCCGGCGGGCAGACCGAGCACCCCGAACAGGTCAGAGCAAAGATCAGAGCGGGCGTTGTGGCTCAATTCCTGGAGTCTGTGGTACAGGACAAGGACGAGAAAACTGCTGACAGGGTCGCGGCAGCTAAAATCCTCTTCGATAAAACGCTGCCAAGCCTGAGTTCAATAGACCAAGTCAACCACGACGGGGACATGAACAATCCAGAGCAGACTAAGGCAAAGCTCAGGATGCTCATAAGTAAGTGCGATCCGGCCCTTTTATCCCAGATCCTGGGCGAGTGCGCGAGGGCTAATCCCGGCATCGAAGTGGGAAAAGACACCGATCAGGCCGCGTAATAACGCCATGCTGCACTGCGCTAGCCCCATAATGACCTGTCCCACCATGCATAACTGTGCATAACACACTGATTGCATGGTGTTGGTGCGCCGCACACAGATTTAACATAATGGCTATTCTGCGCAGTGGGTGGGAATAGTGGGTGCTCAGGTGGGAAACCAGCCCAATCGAGGGGTGGGGCAGCCCCCCCACAGACACATGAGTAATCACACTAGGCCCTCTCCATTTTTTACGGAGCAATGAAGCTCAATGCGGGGCCGGTCTCACAGCCAGCGGGGCCGACCGGATGAAGAAACGCGGGGCTATGAACGGGGCGAAAGCCCGCAAGCCGCGACCCGCCCCAAGAGAAACCACAACCTGTAGTGTCTAGTCTCCGAAAACGCGGGTTTATATCCGACCAACCACAATAGATAGTGTCCAGAGTATGCGAGTAATCCTCGGTAAAGGGTTTATCGGGTCTGCTTTACAAAAGCGGCTGAACTGCCGGATCGTCAGTCACCAGGAGGCCGACCTTACAAAGCCCTTGGACGCGCTTTCGGCTGTTTCTGGTGCAGAAGTCGTTTACCTCTGTGCCGGCAAGACTGGGGGTGTGGGAAGGATGTCTTCCGACCCCATGTCGTTCGTCTACCCGAACGTCAGGATCCACATGGGCGTTTTCGAAGCCTGCGTAAAAGCCGGGGTTAAAAGGGTGGTCTGTGTCGGGTCTACCACCGGCTACCCGGACTCCGGGGATGCCATGACCGAGGACCGCTATCTGGAAGGCGATTTACATCCGGCTTACTTCGTTCCAGGAAACGCCCATCGCTTCATCAAAAGACTGGCGATGATGCACAAAGACCTTGAAACGGTGTTTTTCCGGCCTTCTAACGTCTACGGGCCTGGAAACAACTTCGATCCTCAAAACTCCCACGTCATCGAGGCAACCATAAGGAAGGTTGCTGAAAGACAGAATCCCTTTGTGATCTGGGGAACCGGGAATGAGGTCCGGGACGCGATCTATATCGACGACCTCGCGGAAGCCATGACCTACGGCGAGACCTGTGCTCCGGGAGACTACAACGTCGGGTCCGGGGAAGAGATGTCTGTAAATCATATTGCCGCCAGCCTGCGTCAATATGTCAATTTGCTTGGCGAAGATGCCGGGGTTAAATACAACCCGGATATTATCCACGACCTCTCCAAACCCACCGCTATTCCGGCCCGCAGGGTCAACTGCGACAAGTTAAAGTCTCTTGGTTGGAGGCCAAGGGTCTCAATGAAAGAGGGTTTACGAAAGACCTACGATTGGTATACAGAGCACAAAGGAGCGATATGACAGCAAAGACGATGGAAGACATTTTCACGTTGCGGTTTCTGGCGTCCGAGGATCACAACGACCCCAAGGACCCATCACATTGGAAAGGATTTCGCTACGGCCTGAAGACGGCCTGGGCTATTGTCTATAAGGCCAATGTGGATAGGCGTCTTTTAAACGAGTTAGAGGCATTCTCGGAGTGGTCCAAGCGCAGACAACGCGAAAGCGCGGCCTTCATTCTCAAGCAGGCCAAGGTCAAGAGGTTGTCCAAGAAGGCGAACAAAAAACGCACGTGATTTCCGACGCAATCCTCGCCCGCCTAGCTTTAGAAGTCGATACCGTCTTCGGTGTTTATGGAGGCGCTATAGCAGAGCTGTGGGACGCCTTTACCAGACAGGACAAGCTCAAATATGTCTGCCCCATGCACGAACAGGCCGCTTCTTTCATGGCCGAAGGTTACGCGAAGGTACGCGGTTTTGGCGTTGCAATGGCAACAAGTGGCCCAGGGGGCCTTAATATGGTCACCGGCATTGGAAACTGTTTCTACGATTCCTGTCCTATGCTTTTCATTACGGGACAGGTGCAAACAAGATTTATCAAGCCCAGCCCTGAAATAAGGCAGCTGGGTTTTCAGGAAACGGACATCGTTTCCATTGTAAAACCTATTACGAAGTACGCCGTAACAGTATTGCGCCCCGAGCAGGCCCTCCCGATGTTGGACATGGCGATCTACCTGGCGAAAGCCGGTAGGCCGGGGCCTGTTCTATTAGACCTCCCTGTCGATGTACAACGAGCTGATTGCTGATCTGAAGCAGGCAAAAAAGCCTGTCTTGCTGATCGGGGGAGGGGTTCATAAATACCGGGAAGAGTTCAAAGCCTTAACCGAAGTCCTAAGGATACCCGCCTATGCGACCTGGAATGCCCTCGATATTGTCACGTCTGATCTTGAGACTTACGCGGGCGTGGTCGGCACTTATGGCGGACCCGGACGAAACTTCGGAATTCAAAGCGCTGATCTCCTCATCTCCATCGGGTCCCGTATCTCCGGACGTATCACTGGCGGAATTCCGGAGAATTTCGCGCCTCTTGCGAAAAAGTGGCTCATTGAGATCGACCCGGGACTACTCGGACAATTTCAACCAGTCAAGTTCGACAGGAATATCGAGTCTGACGCCGGAGAGTTCATGTCTGGACTCACTCGGAAACTTGGAGGAGAGAAACTAGATTTTGAGGCGTGGTTGAAAAGGTGCAAAGACTGGGCCGTAAAATACGACCCCGTGAAGGCGGAATACTTCAAGAGCTTCCATCATTACGGCTTCGTGCGGAAATTATCAGAAAGGCTCCCCGCAAACGCGGTCCTCGTTTCCGACACGGGCGGTAACGTGATCATGATGGGCCACTGCTTCAAGTCGAAGTGGGGGCAAAGGCTTTTCACCTCCAATGGCAATACCGCGATGGGCTTCGCCTTTTGTGGGGCCTTGGGAGCGTGGTTCGCGAATCCCGAAAGACCCGTAATCTGTCTTATAGGAGACGGGGGGTTCAACATGAACATCCAAGAGATTCAAACCATGTTGAACTACGGGTGTAATGTTAAAACCTTCATCCTAAACAACCATTGCTACGGCAACACAAAACTTTACCAAAAGTCCAACTACGGATCGAGATTCCTGGCTTGTGGGCCGGATGGGTACAACCCGCCGAACTTTGAAGCCATTGCTAGGGGCTATAACGTTCCCGTTGTTGACAGGATTGACTGCTACTGCAATCTCGAAGAAAAGATTGACGATCTCATTAAGCACCCGTTCCCGGCGATCATAGACGTTGTACATCACGATTTCTACGACTACTACCCGAGAATTTCGAGGTTTGACCAGGAACTTCACGACCAGGACCCTCTGCTACCAAGAGGGGAGATTGAGGAGAATATGAGATGAAGGATTGGATCGAGTTTTTTGTAGTCATCTTGCTTGCGGCGCTTATTTTGACAGCCCCTATGCTTTATATGAGAGATGCCGCCATGCCGCCACAGTTTTTTATGCTACCTATTGCTTGGTGTGGCGTGATGTACCTGATTTGGGATTGGGACATATTCTGAGAATATTAGTCACCGGGGGAGCTGGCTATATCGGCTCCGTCCTCGTACCGAAACTGCTTGAGAAGCACGAAGTCACCGTCCTCGATAATTTCATCTACAGGCAGAATTCTCTAGCTCAACTCTGTAAGCAAAAGAACTTCGATGTTTACAAAGTCGATTGTAGAGACTCGCTTTCTGTAAAGCCCTTCCTGAGAAGGGCTGACGTAATAATCCCGCTGGCTGCTTTGGTGGGGGTTCCGCTCTGTAATCTGAACCCGATAGACGCGGCTTTATTGAACCTTCATGCCCCGCTGGAGATGTTCAAGAACCTCTCCCAAGAGCAGCTTGTAATCATGCCGACGACTGAAAGTTCCTACGGGAGCAATGCGGACGTTTGCACCGAGGAAACACCGGCAAACCCGCTCTCGACTTACGCAGAACACAAGCTGGAGGTCGAAAACGCCCTTCTTCAGAGAGACAAGAGCATAAGCCTGCGGTTAGCCACTGTTTTCGGCATGAGTCCGAGAATGAGGCTCGATCTGCTGATCAACGATTTCGTCTGGAGGGCGCAGAAAGACCGCGCCTTCGTGCTGTTTGAAGCGCGGTATAGGCGGACCTGTGTCCATGTAACCGATGTTGCAAGAGCTTTCCTGCACGCCTTGGAGAAGAACCTCAGGGGCATTTACAACGTCGGGGCTGTGACGTTAACCAAGCAAAGCCTCTGCGAGGCGATAAACAATCATTCGAAATTCACCTTCATAGAGGCGGATTTCGATAAAGACCCGGATCAAAGAGACTACATCGTTTCCGACGATAAGATCAGGAAAACCGGATTCCAGCCGATGGTTGACTTGGATACGGGCATTAAAGAGCTTCTGAAGGGCTTCCGGATGCTTTCCAACTCGGTGCATGGCAACGTCTAACCTCCAAGCCCTGGAACTGGTAATAGACCGCTCCGAAGGGGGCGGCAAGGTTTCCCGGGAGCTGATGAAGAAGAAGCTTCGCAAGGCTCAGCGCGAAGGCCGGTTCATGGAGATACCCAAAGACCCGGAGTGGCGTTTCAGGATCTGTTCTGCAAACCTGATGCTGGGAAATTACAACTGGGACGGCTGGGAATTCAGGGACCCGTGGGCTACGATGCTCTGGTTAAACCCAACGGCTTTACAAAAGCCCCGGTGGGAAGGGCAGAAGGGCCGAGTCTTGATTCTTGGAGAGCAGGGTTTAGGGGATGAAATAATGTTCGCCTCCTGCATTCCGGAGATTCAGAAGACCAACGAGATCGGAATTACCTGCATTCCAAGACTGAAATCCATCTTCGAGCGAAATTTCGGATGCCCTGTTTATGACAGAAACGAAGGCAAAGAACTCACCAGAGCAAGAGAACTCCTCGAAGACTACGACTACTACATCGGCTTTGGAGACTTACCACGACTGCTTAGACGCAGCCGCGCTGATTTCCCTGGAACGCCATTCCTCATTCCGGACAGAAATCTGGAATCCCAAATGGAAATGTATCGTGGAAAAGTCGGAATCTCATGGAGAGGGCGCAATGGATTCTATCCCCTCAAAGACTTCCCGCCTGGGATAAGTCTCCAATACGACTTGGCCTGGGATGAAGATCCGGAGCTACCCCATATCGACGTTAGAAACGATATGGAAGGGCTTTTGGCTCTGGTATCGGTGCTTGAAAAGGTGGTTTGCGTTTCGACGACCGTAACGCACTTTGCCGGCGCTTTGGGTAAGAAGGTGGAAGTGATTTTGGCCCCGATTCAAACGGCGAGATCGAAGAATCAAATGAACTGGCGGCATGGTTTGAATAGACCCACAAGCGACTGGTACAAGTCTGCTTTGATTTACCGGAACCTTGATGAGTGGAGGCGACACCATCGGATTCGGTGACGATTTCATTGTCACTTCCATCGTAAAGAAGGCCTACGCAAAACATAACAAGCCGATCTGCGTAGGCGACGGAAGAGATATCAAGTGGGAAGAGGTTTTCGACAATAACCCAAAACTGTCGAAAGCTGTCTATCCGGGCGCGGTGTGGGTGAACAATATCATGTTCAACAGACCCTACATCGACAACCTCAAAACAACGCCTGAGAGGGTTGTTTATAACCCGAGCTTCAAAGCCGAACCAGGGGAAATTTTCCTTACTGATGCCGAGAGAGACCGATTCAAAGACTCCGGATTCATCTACATCGAACCCAACGTCAAGGGTTCATTTGGTGGTAATAAAGACTGGGGCTTCGACAAATGGCAGGAAGTTGTCAAACGTCTACCCTATCGATTCGTACAGGGGAAAGGCAGGAAGCTCGACGGCGTTGAACAGATTCAAACTGGTAGTTTCAGAGAAGCCTGCGCTCTCCTGGAGAGATCAGACTTTTTCGTCGGGACGGACGGGGGCCTACATCATGCCGCCGCAGCCCTTGGAAAGCGGGCGGTGGTTGTTTGGGGTGGACTGGTTTCCCCCAAGATCCTGGGTTATGACGCCCATATCAACCTACATTCAGGAACCCATTCCTGCGGCTCGCCAAAAGCCTGTGCTCACTGCCGTAAAGCCCTAGATTGGGTCACTGTAGACATGGTGAAAGATGCTATCCGTTCTCTTGCCTAGTCGTGGAAGGCCGGAGATGTGTTACCTGGCTGTGGAATCTGCGCGCAACACAGCTAAGGGCGACATCGAGATTCTTGTCTATCTGGACGAGGACGATCCGAGTACATATTGGGTTGGTGGTAATGTCATCAGGGGCAAGCCAAGGCGCTCGGGCGAGGCCATTCGCCACCTCTACTCCTTAGCTAAGGGCGATCTATTCTACTTCGGCTCCGACGACATCACCTGGGAAACAGAAGGCTGGGATCTAATCTTCAAGGAGAAGATGTCAACGCATGGACTTGCTGTTCTCTACCCTGACATGGGGGATTCGTGTAATCCCTGCTTCACAAGAAAGTGGGTCGAAACGGTAGGACTGTTCCCTGATTACTTCAAGCATTTCGGCCCTGATACGTGGTACGCGGACATCGCTAAGAGAGCAGGAACTTTGATCAACGTCCCAGAAGTCAGGATGACGCACCAAAGAGTAAGGGACGAGACCTATACAAGAACGCGGGCGGACGGAGATGGAATGTTCGCCCAGAGAATGCTCGACGAAACCAAAGAAGAGAGACAACGATTAGCCGAGAAAGTAAAGACGCTCTTATCCTCCGAATCCTGAAGGGGATAGAGGAGGCAAGACCGCTTCCAGGAAGGGATAAATGGGAAGCCTGCTGGCGAGAGCACGAAGATCTCATCCCCCCGTATTATCACTCTGACATCATTCGAGAGTATGGGGAATTCAAGTATGTCCCCAATGGGTATGAGTATTCCAGGTTTTGCGGGATCAGAGACAGGCTTTTGCATGAATACTGTGAAGATATGCCTGTTTACGAATTCGGTTGCGGAACCGGACATAACCTCACCGGATTGATGAATTGCAAGGGCTTTGATTGGTCCGGAAGCGCTGTAAGGAAACTCAGAGACCGCGGAATCGATGCGGATGTCTTTGATATGCTGAACCCGACGCCAATGGAAATACCCGGCGCCGCAGTTACATTCCATGCGCTTGAACAATTGGGAAAGAACTTCCGGCCTTTCCTTGACTTTCTCTTGGAAGCAAGGCCTAAAGTCGTGGTTCACGTCGAACCGATTTTAGAGCTGTACGAAGACAACCTTCTCGATTACCTCGCTGTGCAATACCACAAGAAACGAGGCTATCTGGAAGGCTATCTTGAGGCGGTCATAAACTCAGGTGCTGAGATTTTAGAGCTGAAGCGAAATCACTTCGGCTCTCTTTACCATGATGCCTATTCGGTGCTGGTATGGCGATAGCGGTCTACGGCTGTGCAACCCCGATCAGGATGCACGTAGCAAGAGCGATGGCTACTTACCTCAAGTGCCCTTTGTACGAGGAAGGAAAGCCTTCCTACAGGGGCGGGGATTCGATTGTCTGGGGGTTGATAAGGGGTTCTCCCGCAGTAATAGAAGCCACCAAAGCCGCCGGCTGCAATTACTACCAGCTAGACAATGGTTATTTTGGCCGGAATTCATATTACCGTTTTACAAAGAACGCCTTTCAACAAACAACTTTGAAAGAGCGGAAGCCGGATCGGTGGGAGCATATCAAAAAGCATCACAGCCTTGAATTGAAGCCCTGGAAGAAAGACGGTTCCAAAGTCCTGTTCTGTCTCTCCACGGAACACCTGTACCGCTTTCTGGGTCTGGATATCGCGGTCTACCGAACCAAGACCCTAAGACGGCTGAAGGAAGTCACGCAAAGAGAGATCGTGGTCAGGGAGAAAGACGCGGTAGGCCCTATAGAGGACGCCCTTAAGGATGCGTGGTGCGTGGTAACGCATACCTCCGCAGTCGCTTTGGATGCGCTGAGGTTCGGGGTTCCGGTGTTTACTACGGGCTTGAATGCCGCAGACCCCTGTGCTTTGAAAGACGTGACTTACTTGGATACCCCGATTTACCCGGAAAGAGAACCCCTGTTCTGGAGCCTTGCATACAGTCAATGGCTCCCAGAGGAGATGCAATTAGGACGAGCTTGGAATGAATGCTTAGAATCTTCCTCGGCTACGACCGTTTAGAACCCGTCGTACATCATGTCTGTGCCCATAGCATCTTAAGACGAAGTTCGATACCCGTCAGCATCATCCCGCTAAACCGCGATTGCCTTCGCGGTTTTTTTTCGCGAAGCCGAGGCCCTTACGACTCGACGGACTTTGCGATAACGAGATTTCTGGTCCCGTTCATTTGCGAGTTTCAGGGTTTCTCTGTCTTCATGGACGGAGACATGGTTTGCCTGGGAGACGTAGCCGAACTCTCGGGCTATATGACTTTGATGGACCGTTATAACTACGCAGTGAGGGTAGTAAAGCATGACTACACGCCGCCCGAAGAGACCAAGTTTCTCGGACAAATCCAGACCAAGTACGAAAAGAAAAACTGGTCTTCCGTCATGGTCTTCAATAACGCTTTGTGTACGAAACTTACTCCAGACTATGTGGAGAAAGCTCCGGGGTTAGAACTGCACCAATTCAGATGGTGCAAGAAAGAACAAGTAGCGGACATGCCCAAGGCATGGAATTACCTGGTGGGAGTTTATCCGAAAACAGAGAACGTGAAACTTCTCCACTACACCAAGGGGACACCTTGTTTCCCTGATTACAAGGACTGCGATTACGCCCAGGTCTGGCATGACGAATACAAGGACATGGTGAATTTTGGACATTGAGCGCGAGATTGTAAAAGCGCTTGAAGAGCTTGAACACATCAATGCGATAAACAGACTTTCCAAGTATGACCCCTATCCCTACCAAAGCAACTTCCACAACGCGATAGGGTTTGACACCGAAATACCTGCGAAACAGCGCTTCCTGATGGCTGCCAACGGGGTAGGAAAGACCATCTGCGGCGGGATGGAAGCGGCCATGCATTTAACGGGGATTTACCCGGACTGGTTCAAAGGGACCCGTTTTCATTATCCGGTTGAAATGGTTGTTGGAGCTAAAACAAACGACGCCGCGGTAAAAGTCGTTCAGAAGATCCTGTTCGGCGATGCGATGGACAAGCAGAGTCTTGGGACAGGATGCATCCCCAAGAAATACCTGAACACGAATTTCAAGATGAAGCCCGGCATTCCGGGGGCCATTGGTGAGGCGATGGTGAAGCACATCACCGGGCGATGGTCGAAAGTCGCGGTGATGTCCTATGACCAGAAACCCAAAGCCTTCATGGGAATTCGGTTCGACGTGGGCTGGCTGGACGAAGAACCGCCTTCGGATATTTGGTCGCAGTTCATCCGAGGCACGTTATCGAGGATCAACGCGATTCTCTACATAACAGCAACCCCGGAAGAGGGAATGACTCCTACGGTCATTCAGTTTTCCAACGACCTTAAAAAAGGGCAAGCCCTTATACAAGCGACCTGGGCCGATGCGCCCCATTTGAGCGACGAAGAGAAAGAACAGCGCCTCGCTGCTTTTCCTGAACACGAACGGGACATGCGCTCTAAAGGCATTCCGATGTTCGGGCAAGGACTTATTTTCCCGTTCCCTGATGAGCAGCTTCTAGTAGACCCGATTCAGATTCCGGACTACTGGCCGCAGATCGTGGGAATCGACTTCGGTGGCGGAAGATCAAAGGGAGGACACCCGTTCGCCGCTGCAAACCTCGCGTGGGACAGGGACTCGGATACGGTGTATCTGACCTCTGAATACAGGGTTAAGGCACAAATCCCCACACAACATGCGGACACGATCAAGAAATGGGGTAGTTGGAAACCCGTCGCCTGGCCGCATGACGGCTTGAATACAGAGAAGGGTACGGGAGATCAGTTGAGGGAATCCTACTCGAATGCTGGCTTAAACATGCTTCGGGAGAAAGCCACGAATCCCCCTGACTATGCACAAGGACAGGAAGAAGGTCAGGGCGGCATTTCGAGGGAAAAGTCTTTACTCGATCTTTACGACAGGATGGAAAACGGCAAATTCAAGGTATTCAGAACTTGCCCAATTTTTGCCGAGGAGAAACGCATGTACCACCGTGACGAACATGGAAAGGTCGTTGATCTCATGGATGACGTAATAAGCGCAACTCGTTACGCCCATATGATGCTGCGGCATAGTTCGACCAAGACCTTGAAGCTCAAGAAGCCTCAAATGGCTGTCGGCATCCGGAACTGGTGATGGAATACAAAGAGCCGAAGACCAGGAAGATTCGGCAAAAGGACTGGGAGAACGTCAGCCGCTTCATCAAGAAGGAACTCGACCACAGACGAGACTCTCAATACCGGAAAGACCACGAAACGATCTGGAAAGAGGTTGACCGGCAACTGAAGATGCAGCCGATGAAGCGCATGACCTCTGAAGGACGAGAGATTCCCCCTTCATGGAATTCCGCCTTTGAGCTGGGGGAGCTTTCCAAAGCCTCTGAAATCATCTCTGCGGACGTGATGAGGATCACATTCCCTCAAGAGCGGGACTGGTTCGAGGCCCACGTAGAAATTCCGCAGACGGTAGATGAAAACGGCCAGGAGGCAATAGACGAAGAAACCCAGATCAGGGTTGACGGGCTTCTTAAAGCTTTAATGGCCCAGCAGCAGAACGACTTTGGTTTCCAGCTCTCGGTGGAGTCTTCTGTCAAAGAGGCTTTGCATCACGGCTCTTACGTAGCTGAAGTCTTGTGGGATCAGGAGATGGAAGTGCAGGACGGGGCGAAGGTCAGGAAGATTGCCGCTCCTACATGGGTTCCGCATTCGATGTGGAACTGCTATCCCGATATGTCTCCGAGAGTCATAGGAACCTCGATGTTCTATCGGGGTTCCATGATCATCGTGTCCTACATGCCTCTGTATAAACTGAAGCAGAGGAAGGGCGAGGGCTGGATGCCCTCCCAGTTCGATAAGATTCCCAAGTCAAAACCGGGAAAGAGCGAGGAGCCTAAAAAGCGCGACGACTCCGAAATGAAAGACGTGGAACTCGCCACGTATTACGGAGACATCGTAATCGAGAGAGGGGATGGAGATATCTATCTCCCCAATTCGAAAGCGATGATTGCAAACGGCGTCATTGTTTACTGGGAGGCAAACGAGCTTCCCTATCCCTCTGTAATCTTCGGTGGGTATGAAAAGCAGGACATCCGGGACCCGTACTTCACCAGCCCTTTAATCAAGCAGTCCCCGATACAGAAATTGTGTTCTGTATTGGCGAACAAGTTTGTTGATTCTGTTGCCCTTAATACCGAACCTCCTATCGTCTATGACGGGAACGATCCTTACATGGTGCAGAACGACGGCCCCATTATTGCTCCGGGGGTTAAAACACCATCCAAGGGCTCGAATGCTTTCCAGGAAGTGAAGATAGGAGAACCGTCCTGGGCGCTTCAAGGTCTTGAAATGGGCCTGAGGCAGATGCAGGCCGGTACGGGAGTTTCGGAAGTTAGAAGCGCCGTTCCTACATCAGACAGGCAAACAGCTTTCGAGGTCAGCAAAGTTGCTCAAGCGGGAGAAGTCAGGACCGTTGACTTTATCAGAAAGCTCAACCGGAACCTCCAGACCTGGCTCTACATGCAACACGCTTTGAACATCAAGTACCTCAAAGAATACTCGTTCTACAACGAGGACATGAGGTCCAAGGACTTCGTGAGAGTCACGGATAAAGACCTGAAGCAATACGCAGAGACGGCTCACTTCGACGTGGTTGGAGCGAGAGGCGTGTTGGGTGAAGAGCAGCGCGCGGAGAAGATGGGGCTGGTAACTGCTTTTGCTTCCCAGAATCCGCTCTTTGCGCCTCTGTTGAAGCCGCAAGATTTGCTTTTGGAAGCCTATAGAGACGCGGGGGTTAAGAATCCCGAAAGGTTCGTAAACCAGCAACAGGACATGGTTCCCGCCTCTCAGGTAGATCAAGCCGTTCAAGAAGCTACTGCCCCAATGCAGGAAGAAATGGCGAAGATGCAGGAAGCCCTTTCCAAAGCACAGATGGCCGAACAGGCCAAAGTCATTGACGCGCAGACCAAGCGCGAAGCGGAAGCTGTAAGGCTTCAGCAGGAAGAGAAGAAGATCATCCTGGCACACCAGGCCGAGATGGAAAGAATCCGCCTCGCTCATCAGGCCAAGCTGATCGAGATTCAGGCTAATGCTGCGGTTCAGGACAAGCAGGCCGAGATACAAGCCAAAGCCGCCGAGGGTGACAAGGACAAATCAGAGAAGTCGGAAAAGAGAACTGAAGACATCGCTAAAGCGATTGCAAACATGAAGCCGCCGATTGTGAACAACTACGTCGGTGGCGGTAAGAAGAAGATCAAATTTCCCGGCGGCAAGGAAGCGACGGTAGAGGAAGAGTAAATGGCTGTCTCCGTCACTCACACCAAGGTCCTGGTTGCGCCGGACAGCGGCGCGGAAGACAAGGTTTACGGGATCGATTGGAACGCCGCCCTTACCGTTACCGGGCTTGGCACTGCGGCGGAGGCCAATACCGGAGACTTCGACGCTGCGGGAGCGGCGACTACGGCGATAACTAACCACGAAGCCGCTGCCGATCCGCATACGGGGTATCAGAAGGAAAGCGAGAAAAACGCGGCAAACGGGTATGCCGGGTTAAGTGCCAGTTCCAAGTTGACCGGCTCGCAGCAGGTTTACGGAACGGGCGCAGATACAGCGTGCGTTGGCAACGATGCGCGGCTGTCGGATGCGAGAACACCCACTGCACACGCGGCCTCTCATTACTCCGCTGGTTCTGATCCGCTGAACATCAAGAATCTCGGTGGGTTTCCAGGCGGAACGACGACTTTCTTAAGGGCAGACGGGGCGTTTGCCGCACCGACTGCGACCGCCGCTGACCCGAGTTACAGCCCCGGGTCATTCACTGTAGCAACAGAAACCGGGAGACTGATTATCAATCACATGAAACTGACAACCACAGAGCGCGCGACTCTGGATGGTACCGGGAGACTGGCGGTGGGGTTCTAGTGGCCGACATTCTTTTAGACGAGCAAAGCAACCCGAGCGCTCCGGCCTCTGGGAAGGGCGTTATCTTCATTGATAGCACGGCCAGCACCATGGCGTTCAAGGATGACGCCGGGCGGGTCTTTGCGTGGACGCAGAACGCGAGTGTCGCCAACCAGGCCATTAGCGCCGCAGACACTTACATGACGAACTCTGATCTGCTCATTCCATCGTGGGGATTGCAGGCCAAGACGATCATTCGCTGGCGCTTGTCGGCATCCAAGACTGCGGCAAGCACGGCGCAGCCGGTATACAGCATTCGTATAGGAGCGAACAGGACGACCGGGGACACTGCCAGACTGGCGCTTACTGGTCCGGCACAGACTGCTATTGCGGACATAGGCACTTTGGATGTCATGCTCACTGTGCGAAACATAGGCGCAGCCGGTGTCCTTCAGGGGACGGCGTTTTGGTCTCACCGTGGCACGGCAGCAAACACCACAACCAGCGGCACGGGTTTTGCCAACGATTCTACCGGACACGTTGAGGGTACCAGTGCTGGTTTTGATAACTCCGCTCTTGGGGGTTCGTTCATCGGCCTCTCGGTTAACAACGGCACGGCTGGCGCGTGGACGGTAACGCAGGTTCAAGCAGAGGCCTGGTGGTAATTGAGCAGCTTCAGTCAGCAGTTTTCCGGCAGCTTCAGTATAGACATCGCAGCGCAGACCTCTACAACCACTTCTCCCAGGTTCCGTCCCGGATACATCGCTCCCAAGCGGAAGAAAAAGAAAGTAGATGAACCACCTGCCGTAGTTGAGATCGCGGTAGAGAAGAAACAGGTCAAGTACGTCTCGGTAAGACAACCCGTATTCGGCCCCTCAATGGCCCCGGTCATGGCGGCTGTGGATGACCTCGTTCTGCTGATTCAGGCCAGAGCAAGGCATGCCGAGATACAACGCAGGATCACGGAACTGGAAGAAGAGGAAGACATCATCATCATTCTGAGTCAACTGCAATGAACGAAATCCTGGCTCGATTGCGAAGTTCTGTCGAGTTCCAGCAAGCAATGAAAGAGGCCGCAGAGATGCGGCCTTTGATTTTTCCAATGGACCCCAAGCAGCCTTTCGAGCAGGAGGCCGCGAAAGCAATGTACCAGTCAGGAATGCAAAACGGGTTTGATCTGCTCTACCAATGGTTAAGAGGCAAGCATGGCTGAAGAAGCTAAGGAGCAAACGCTTGAAGACGTTTATTCAAAGTTCAATGTAGAGGAAGCGGCACAGGAGTTTCAAGCGAAGCCTGTTCAACAACAACAGGTCAAGCAGGAAGCCACGGTAGTGCCGGACCCGGCATTGGACGTAGACGGATTCAGGAAGTGGGCAGGAAACATAGCTGTCCATGACAACGAAATCAGACAGTCCCTTTACTCGATTAACGAGCGACTCGAAAGAAACGAACAAGAGCGCATTCGTGGTCAGGAAGAGGCAGACCTGAAGGCCGCTGTAACCAAGGTCAAGGAAAAGGTGGACCTTGAGGACGATTTTCTGGAAGTGGCATTAGCTCATAGAGCCAAGAGAGACCCGAAATTCATGAATCTCTGGACCAACCGAAGCAAGAAACCGGAGGCATGGAATGCGGCTCTTGAAGTGGTAGCTAATGACATCGGAAAGAAGTTCTCCGCAAGGCAGGATCCTCAACTAGCCGAGAACCAGCGTGCCATGAAGGTCTCGCGGGACCAGATGGCAACGACTCAGAAAACTGACGCCAACGAAAAATGGTCGAAGTTGGATGCCGGCGAGTTCAACCAGGAATGGAACAAACTCGTCAGCGGAGGCAATTACTAGCCTAAAAACTAGGCCATCTGGTCCTAAAAGAAACCCTCTTTTAAGGACCAATGAATGGCTGCTTTAATCACTGTATTCGACTCGGACGTACCGGCCCCAGTAAATTTTGTACTGATGCGCGGGCTTCTGTCGGCGGCTCGCAAGAGACTGCCGTATTTCAACGGAACCCTTCCCGGGAACCTTGAGAAGTCACAAGGGTCTGCGTCCGTCAAATGGCGCAGGATCAATAACCTTTCCGCCGTGACCACCGCTCTCGCGGAGGTGAACGGCACTGCCGCTGCATTTCTCGGCAGGGACGCGGTAAGGCCGACTGTCACTGATGTGACTGTTGCGACGGCGATGTACGGTAACGCGATTCTGGTTAACGAACGCGTAGACCTGTTCAACGTCAACAGCAAGAGCGCTCAGCTGATGGATGTTCTCGGAGCAAATGCTGGGGAATCTCTTAACACCCTCATGCGCGACGAGTTCAACACCGGCTTTACCAAAATCCGCTATGCAAGCGGTGTTGCCAACGATTCCGCCGTAGCTGCGTCGATTTCGTTGAACGACATCAAGTGGTCCGTCAACCAGCTCAACCGGCTGTCGGCAATGACGTTCATGCCTATCGGTACGGGATCTGTGAACTACAATTCACAGCCCATCCGCTCGGCCTACTACGGCATTACCCACCCGGACGTGGAAGAAGACATCCGCGCTCTTACCGGGTTTGTCGGCATCGAGAGTTATGGCGGATACGCCGAAACCCTGCCTTACGAGTTCGGCTCGGTGGGTGGAGTGCGCTGGTGCGCCACGGAAATCTCTCCGATTTCCTCGGCTGCGTCCGGCGTTTCTTCGAACCTCCTGAGAGGAACGACTGCGGCTCCAGACGTTTACTCGACCTTTATCTACGGTCGGGAGGCGATTGGCTCCGTGGGTCTCGGCAACATGCACGCGACGACTTCTTACGAAATGTACGATCCGATGAAGCCGCCCGCTGTTGAACTGATCGTTCACCAGCCGGGTACCTCAGGCATCTTCGATATGTACAACGAAATGGGAAGCCTGGCGTGGAAGACGTGGTTCGCGGCGAAAACGCTTAATACCGATTGGGGCGTGAAGCTCCGAACCGGCGCAAGCAAGCTCGCCTAACCTTTGGGGGGCCCCTTCGGGGCCCTCTTTTTCTATGGACAACGAAGAGATACTCAGACGGCAACAAGAGGGCATCCAGCTCAGGCGCGAGCTTGGCGACCAGGAATACAGGAAGATCAAGGCCAAGAGACGGCGGGAGTATTACGACAAACAGCAGGAAGAGGCAAAACAACTCATGGGCGAAAACTACCATCCAATAGCCAAAGTTCCGACGGTGGAGAAGAAGGAAAAGCCCAGGGGAACGATGGTCGGGATCATGGTAGTAGACGACTCGGGGGAGCACGTTTTTATGTGGAACGCACCGCATTTGAGGGGAACGATGATGGCCTCGAAACAGAACCTGAACGGATACAAGGAAGCGGTCTTTGACGCTTTCCAGAAAGCCTTCGGGAAGCTGACGGAGAACAAATGAATTTTTTGTCCGCAGTCAACCGCGTATTAAGAAGCAACAACATCATTCGCGGGGACGACGACGACATTACGACTTTCAATGACGTACAGCACAACGCCACCCTG